TGCGTTCACTGACGATAGAGCAGCCCACTTGGTATCCCGGTGAGGACGCCTCACACGGTTTTGCTAGGGAAGGGCAAAATTCACTTGTCCGCGAGATAGAGCGGCGTATTGATAGAGCGAGGAAGCTATGAACGAGACAGAAGGACTGATGGCCCAAGCGCAGGTTGAAGACCAAAGCGAGGACAACCAGCAGCCAGAAGAAATCTCACACATCCAGCCAGAGGCTGGCCCACAATCACTTGATGAGGTGACACTTGCCCCAGAGGGTGAGGACGTAGAGTTTGAGCGTCCAGAATGGTATCCAGATAAATTCTGGAACGATGAAGAAGGCCCGGACTTGGAGAACCTTGCCAAGTCATACAACGAGCTTCAGAAGAAATTTAGTCAAGGCAAACATAAAGCCCCGGAGCAATATGATGAGGCGGTTTTTAAGGATGCTGGCATTCCAGAAGATGATGAGCTGTATAACACTTACAAGGACTGGGCGAAGGATAACGGTATCAGCCAAGATGCTTTTGATACACTTGCGTCTAAGTTTATTGAGCTTGCTGGTGGTGAAGCCGAGGCGGCTCAAGTTTCGTATGATGAGGAATTTGCGAAACTGGGAAAGAACGCTGAGGCGACTATTAAATCAATGACCGAGTGGGGGCAGGGCCTTGTGCGCAAGGGTGTGTGGTCAGAGGCTGACTTTGAAGAGTTCCGCATTATGGGCGGCACTGCACAGGGTCTGAAGGCATTGCAGAAGGTGCGCAGCTACTACGGTGACCGGCCTATCCCGGTTGACCTTACCCCGGTCGGTGATGCGCCATCTAAGGAAGAGCTGAACGCAATGGTTGGCGACCCTAAGTATGTCAGTGACCCTGCCTTCCGTGCTAAAGTTGAAAAGATGTTTGAGCGTGCCTACGGCACACAAGAGGCATCTGCTATCTAAATGATACGACACACCTTGCGGGGTGTGTCGTTTTTTGTTATTTTATGCTTGACAGATAACCGCTTGCGGCCTGCCAGACCCGTTCCGGGGTGTAACGTACACGCCCAAGCTGTCAGCCCTTCCACGGATACCTGATGCGATTTTTGTAAATGCAACTTTTTTAAGGAGTGAGTGAAATGGCACTGTCTATTTCTAACGCCTTTGTCCAGTTGTTCGATGCGGAAGTCAAACAGGCTTACCAAGCTGGTCGGTCTTTGGCTGGCCTCTGCCGCGAGCGTTCTGGTATCGAAGGCAATCAAGTTAAGTTCCCAAAGCTGGGCAAGGGAACAGCTACAGTCCGCGTACCGCAGACTGACGTAACCCCGCTGAACGTGACCTATTCACAGGTTACAGCAACAATGTCAGACTACATTGCTGCTGAGTACAGCGACATCTTCCAACAGCAGAAAGTCAACTTCGATGAGCGGCGTGAGCTGGTCACAACAGTTGGTAATGCTATTGGTCGCCGCATGGACCAAATCCTGTTGGACGCAGTGAACGCTGCATCTTCACCGGGTACAGTTGGCACCAACGTGGGCGGCACAGGCACAAACATGAACCTTGCCAAAATCCTCGAAGCCAAAGAAATCATGGACACAAACAACGTGCCTGCCGAGGGCCGTGTCATGATTATCCATGCTAAGAACCTGTCAGCACTGCTGGACGAAACAGAACTGACCAGCAGCGACTTTGCTACTGTGAAAGCTCTGGCAAATGGCACAATCGACCAGTTCGCTGGCTTCTCATTCCGCACCATTGGTGACCGGGATGAAGGTGGCCTGACACTGTCATCTGGTGTTCGCACCTGCTTGGCGTTCCACCGTGATTCGGTTGGCATGGGCATCGGCATGAACCAGCGTTCTGAAATCAACTACGTTCCTGAGAAGACATCGTTCCTCGTTTCTTCAATGTTCTCCGCTGGCGCGGTTGCCATTGAAGACGAAGGCATTGTCAAAATCTCAGCGACTGAATAAGGAGGCTGACTAATGGCATACTCAAGCACTGGACTGAATGTTATTGGTGCATCAAAGAAAGGCAACGCGCCTTCTCTGTACACCTACACATCAGCAGACGCGATTGCTACTGTGAACACATCAGGTTATTTCAATGACCTGTCTGACACACTAGCAGTTGGTGACATCATCTTTGTGCATGACAGCGCAACCCCAACAATGAGCATTGTTGTTGTACTGTCAAACGCATCAGGTGTTGTTGACGTATCAGACGGCACTGCCGTATCTGTTGCTGACGCAGACTAATTGAGCGGGGCGGTTCTCCGCCCCCTCATCAAATTGGGAGACGCACATGGCGGCTGGTGATACCAAACTGTCTATCTGTTCGGACGCACTTATCATGCTAGGTGCGTCTCCTCTTTCCAGCTTCGGTGATGGCACAGACGAAGCGCAGGTGGCTGACCGCCTGTACGATGATGTGCGCGACACACTTATCATGCAGTATCCGTATAGCTGGACACTGCGCAAAAAGAAGCTGACAAGGCTTGCTGACCCGCCAATCAACGAATGGCGTTATAAGTATCAGCTCCCCGGCGATATGCTGGGCAACCCAAAAGCTGTTTTTGATATTGACGCAGTAGGCGCACTGCCTGTGCGTGACTTTGAACTTTACTCTAGTGGGTTGTACGCGAACTTAGAAAATGTTTGGGTTGATTATCAATATCTGCCAGAGCCAGCAGAGTTCCCGCCCTACTTTGTACGGCTGCTCAAAACCGCATTGGCTGCGGAGTTTGCTGAACCGATTACCGACCAAATCACAAAAGCGGATTATTTCCACGGCAAGGCTTATGGTTCTCCTGCTGAAAATATGCGCGGTGGTTTGGTTCGTGTTGCCATAAACATTGACGGCGCAGACCAGCCGCCTCAGTCTATCCAAGAGTTCCCTATCTCAGATATAAGGTTCTGATATGTCGCGCATCATTCAGATACAGAATGACTTTACCAGCGGCGAGTTAGACCCAAAGCTGCGTGCGCGTACTGACATATCTCAGTACAAGTCCGGGCTGACCACAGCACAGAACGTGTCTATTCAGCCACAAGGCGGAGCGAAACGCCGGGACGGCACCAAGTACATTGCAGAACTGGACAGCGGTGCTGCTAACGCTGTGCGCATGGTTGCGTTTGAGTTCAGCGTGTCCGATAGTTATATGCTGGTGTTTACGCCCGGCAAGATGTACGTCTTCAAAGACGGCGCGCTTGTGACCGATATCAACGGGTCAGGCAATGACTACCTGACTGTGACGGCACTGACCGCCGCCATCATCCCTGAGATGAACTGGATACAATCAGCCGACACCGTTATCGTGGTGCATGAAGACTTGGCACCGCTCAAGATTGTGCGCGGCGCAAACGACAGCTCATGGACAGCCAGCACTATCACGTTTGATTATGTGCCGACCTATGCGTATTCAATCAGCGCAACAACTGGCACTAACTTTAACACAGGCGTTTCCCACGACCACCTTGAGGTCAGTGGCACGTCAGGCAACATAACAGTGACCGCCAAGCACAGCGGGTCTGACGCAAACATATTTACAGCGGCGGCGGCATCTAACGGTTATGTCGGGCAATACATAAACGTCACGCCGTTTGGTCGTTTGCGTATTGTGCGCAAAGTCAGTGACGCAAAGCTGGAATGTTTTGCCGAGGTGCCGCTGTTTGACGACAGCGACATTGATGACGCTGACTGGGAGCTTGAAGAGGGCCATGAGGACGTGTGGTCAGCAAGCCGTGGGTATCCGCGCAGCGTTACGTTCCATGAGGGCCGCTTGTACTTTGGCGGCACCAAGAGCAGGCCGTCCACAATCTTCGGTTCTCGCGTGTCAGACTTTTTTAACTTTGACCCCGGCGAAGCACTAGACGATGCGGCGGTTGAGGCAACCCTAGACACAGGAACATTCAATGCGATTGTCGATATGTACTCCGGGCGTCATCTTCAGATATTCACCACAGGCGGTGAGTTTTATGTGCCGCAAACGCTGGATGACCCTATCACCCCAGCTAACCTTATTGTAAAGGCGCAGACCGCGTTTGGCGTAAAGGCCGGTGTGCGGGTGCAGAACGTGGACGGCTCAACGCTGTTTGTTCAGCGGCAGGGCAAAGCACTGCAAGAGTTCGTGTTCAGCGACACTGTGCAGGCTTACACGTCCAGCAAGATATCTCTGTTGTCATCGCACCTGCTAAAGTCACCGGGCGAGATGGCGGTGCGTGTTGCCACGTCTACAGACGAAGGCGACCGGCTGATGATTGTCAATGACGATGACGGGTCTATCGCCTGCTACACACTGCTGCGCAGTCAGAACGTGATTGCGCCTACAGAATGGACAACATCCGGCGACTTTCTAAACATCGGCGTTGATGTTGACGACATCTATGTAATTGTGAAGCGCAGCGTCAATTCATCAGATGTTTACTATGTAGAGTTGTTTGACCCGGATGTGTTTCTGGATTGCGCTAAGACAGGCGGCGCAGCATCGTCTGTCAATATGCCGCACCTAGAGGCGGAAGAAGTGCAGGTCATCCGGGACGGCATCATCGAAGCGGCGCAGACTGTTGGCGCATCCCCGTCAACGGTGACGTTTGCAGAGGCCGCAACGACTAGCCATCAGGTGGGTCTGAACTTTACGCCGACCATCAAGACGCTGCCGGTTGAGCCTAACTTGCCCAGCGGCTCACTGAAGGGATTTAAGAAACGTATCTTTGAGATTAACGCCGAGCTGTTTGAAACTCAGGCGATGTCTATCAACAACAAAGAGATTGCGTTCAGAAAGTTTGGGACAAACATACTGAACGATGATGTTGAAGAATACACAGGCATCAAGACA